AACTATTTATCCTGCTGGTGGAACTGCTCAAACCAATATAACACCACCAGGAACAACAACAATTTCTACAGACCAATGGCGTTTTCTGCAAGGTGCGCTTGGCGGTACTCCTGGCAATTCTGGTATTTTGGCCTGTTCTTATGTAGCAAGTGCGGAGTTATAAAATGGCAATTACTTACACAAAAAACACAGATGATTTGGGCAATGTCCAAATTATCAAAACCGATGACAATGGCATTGTTTGGTATGTTCCAGCCGTTGAAGGAAATTCAGACTACCAAGCCTATCTAGCCACACTTGCAGCCAACTCTGCCACGCCACAGGCGTAGATTTGCCAGCCTAGCCCCCTGAAGGTGTAAGGTGGGGGCATGAGCGAATGTTGCAAAGGATATGCTGAAGATTTTAGAGGCATAGATTTAGAGTATTACCCAGAACTTTACAGATTGGCTTCGCAAAGCCTTGAAATTAAAGATGCTATTTTTGCTACTTTAGAGTTTTGCGCCAAGTGGGTAAACAACGAGCCTATTGAAGAAGCACACTCCACAGAGAATTAGAGATTTACAGCTACACAACAGCCCCAGATCGGGGCTTTTTTTATGCCCAAAAACAATCGGGGGATTGACCCATGGAACTAGTTCCACTCGACGAGATTCATCGTCAGCTTGAAAATAGATACAACGCAAGCGGATTCTCGCCCTATGTCATCCGCACCGATTGGCAGATCATTCGTCGAATCGGTGTTCATCCGGCGCTGGCAACCAGTCAGGATCTCGAGAAGGTTGTACTCAAGGCCACCAAGCAATCGACCAAAGCCAACTATGTCTCCAGACTGCGTTCTATCTATAAACATCTCAACAAGATGAATCTGGTCAATGGGAACAATCCGGCGATCGACCTGCCAAATGTGAAATCCGGTCGCGGAGTGCCTAAACCCGTCACCCAAAGAGAATTAGACCTGCTACTTGCCGAAGCAAAAGAGCCATATCGTGATTGGTTTATTCTCGGTGCATTCGCCGGGCTTCGCGCCCATGAGGTTGCCAAAATTGAAGGAGCCGACTTGATCGAAGATCAAGGTGGGTATTCCCTGCGGGTTATCGGCAAGGGAAAGACTGATCTGATCATCCCGGTTTCCCCACTTGTTGCGCAGACAATCCTCAAGCACAACACGCTCGGCAAGCTCTGGGTCGTTGACCCTAACAAGTTCTCCAAGAAGGCAGCTGACGAGATGCGCCGAATCCTGGGCGCTAACGCCAAACACTTTCACTCTCTTCGACATTACTTCGCAACAACCATGCTTGAGAAATCCGACGGCGATCTGCTGGCGGTCAGGGATCTCATGCGCCATTCCTCAGTCGCAACGACTCAGGTCTATACGCAACTGGCTCAAGGTCGAACTCGATCTTTGGTCAATCTCTTGGAATAGGACATCCAATGAACCTGAACAACACCAACCTCATGACCAACGCAATTTGGGCAGTCGTCGACTCCATTGCAATTTTGGGAGGTGGTTTTCGGGTTTATCTCAAACTCATCAAAAAACTTGATCGTATTGAGTACGCCATTTTCAACGATGGCAACGGAATGAAACAGCAAGTGCAAGACCTGCATACCAAGCAAGCCGAAATCAAAATCGATATCGAAGTCCTCAAAGCAATTAGGGAGCAACAATGAGCAACAAACTGACACTCAAAAACTGGAAACTGACCAATCGTGAAAAAGCATTTGCCGAGCATTACATCTATGGACTCGCAGCCGCAGGATGGGCAACTGAAAAAATCGTTGGTAGCCACGACTACAAAAAGATTGCAGTTGGAGCACTTGTGGGCGGCATCCTTGCTCCACTCGTCGCTCGAATCAACCCACTATCTCTCGCCAACTCAATCTCAAACGAGACTGGCGTTCCTGTCGCAGTTGCTCAAAGCGCAGTCCAAGTAGCGGTCAAAGAAGCTGACAAAGTGATTGCGCAGCAGCCAGCAGTCACGGCAATCGCTGCAACAGCTCCAGCAGCACCTGCCGCAGTCATCACGCCCGTGGCTCCAGAAGTACCAAATATCCAATAAATACACGCTAGAAGGGGAGTCTCATGGCTGGCGCTCTTGATGTGCTCAATGTTGCACAATCGCAAATTGGCTTTGTCGAAGGTAAGGCCGAAGAGACTCCCTATTCAATCTGGTATGGAATTCCCAATGCTGCCTATTGCGCGATGGGAGTTTCATGGTGCTTTGCCCAAGTAGGTCTTTCTTCACTGGTTGCAGCGCAGACACCCAAAGGCTTTGCCTACAATCCGGCGGCACTTCCTTGGTTTCAACGCCAGGGATGTGTCGTCAATAAGTATCAAGGTGCACCTGGCGATCTTGTCTTCTACGACTGGAACTCAGACGGCGTTCCCGACCATGTTGAGATCGTAGAGAATGCAAGTGCTGATGGAATCACTGCCATCGGATTCAACACTGGCAATCCCAATGATCCCACCAATCCGGCAACTGGCTGTTATCGCGTGCACCGTCCCTATATGTTCGTCATGGCGATCGTTCGTCCGAAGTATCCAGTTGTAGTTGCACCCGTCAAGCCAACGACAACAGGCAAGAAGGCAACTGCTGGCGTTGCAGCCGCAGGATTAGCAGCGACAGGTGGCACGGCAGCGCTTCACTCAGGCGCGATGACTTCGTCAACGCCAACGCCTACGGCTTCGCCTACTGTCTTTGTTGCACCACCCTTTCCAACATCTGCCACCGCTTTTGCCATTGGTCAGAGCAGTGACGCTGTCATGGCGGTTGAGAAGGCACTTGCCAATGCCGGATTGCTTCCCATCAACTATGTCACGGGCACAATGAACGCCCAAACTTTTACAGCTCTTGCAACATGGGAGAAGCAAAAGAAGATCAGCGCCACTGGCATTCCACAACTTGTCTATGACACTTTGAAGGCATCCCTATGAGCAAGCATTTCAAGTTTCGCATTCATGACGCTAAGCAGCTGATGATCGCTTTCACCGGAGCATTTAGCACTTGGGCTGCGACAGGCTTTCAGCACGATTTTCCTCACTTGTCTTATGTCATCATTGGTTTTATTAGCGGGGGATTGGTTTCACATACCGAATCGCATTTCGAGCAGACAATCCCACCGAACGCTCACATTGTTACTCCATACGCACAGAACATCCAAGAAATTCCCAATACTCAAGCACCACTCCAACCAACTCAATCCGGAGCTGATGTCACCAAGGTCATCAGAATCAATTCAAACCTTCTGAGTTAGGAAATCAATGTCAGGGTACACATTGACTCAAGATCACAAAAATGTCGCCACCTCACTCGCTGAGATGACATTCGGCGATTTCAAGTCTTCACGCGGTCACTACTTCAACAACCCCAAATCTCACCTGGTCGGAAGACTGGGGGAGTTTGCAGCCTTTCATTGGTTTGCAGATAACGGGTTTGAGCCACGCTTCTCCACCGAGCGCACTCATTGCGATATATACACAACTGCTGGCAGGTGTGAGGTCAAGACATGGAGCGAGCAACAC